GATGCGCCTCCAGACGCCCTTGAGAAAGTGCCACCCGCTCAAGTGCCTCCTTCTATGTTCCAGCTTCAAGAGCTGTTTGATAGGGACATTATAGAGATTGCAGGTGTGAATGATGCAGCTTTCGGCCAAACAGAAACGGCCGGAGATTCAGGCGTCATGATGATGCTTCGGCAAGGGGCAGCTCTTGTTAACCTTCAAGATCTTTTCGACAACCTACGACTTTCTCAAAAAAATGTTAGCAAAAAGGTTCTCCAGCTCGTCCAGAAGTGGAGTCCAGAGAAAGTAAAAAGAATCATCAATGAAGAGCCAACAGAGCAATTTTATGAAAAAGATTTCATGAAATACGACATTGCTGTGCAAGAAGGAGTTCTTACCGACACTCAACGGCAAATGTACTTTAGACAACTTGTTGACCTTAGACAATTGGGCGCACCTGTATCTGGAGAAATGTTAGCAGACGCAGCTCCAATTCAAGGAAAGAGTGAGTACACAGAAAAGCTTGCAGAGATGGAACAGCAACAAGCGCAGCAAGCTCAAGCACAACAAAAAATCCAAGACGAACTTTTACAAAACCAAGCTCAAATGGCCCAAGCGAAGGCTATTTCCGATATTGCGCTTAGTAAAGAGAGATTCACAAGAGCTGTAGCAAACATGGGACTTGAAGATGAAAGAGCCTCAAAAGCCGTTGAAAATAGAGCTGATACTGCTCTCCAAAGGGCTAAAGCTATTAAAGAGCTTGCATCGTTGGATGATGAACGTCTTCTTAAGTATCTCCAGATTGTTCGGATGATGGAAGAGCACCACAAGGTGAAAGAAGAAGAGATCAAAGAAGACGATGTCCAGATCTCCGCGCAGGCAAATCAAACGCCTCGCGAAGTCCCTGAAGTAGGAGGTCTACTACAGGAAATTCCACAGAACCAACAGGAGGTTTTCAATGGCCAAATATAAACAAGGCTATGCGGACCGAATGGATGAGCGTCTTGGCATGAAGGATGGTCCTGCTCGCATGAAAAAGCAGAACTATAAGGATCGCCGAGATGAATCATATGGCATGAAAAACATGGGCGTTATGGGCCATGACAAAAAGCCAATGAAGTGTGATCCGTTCGCTGCACAGAAAAAGGATATGGGGCGCGTTCAACGTGAACCTATGAATAACAGAGGCTATCCAAAACAAGCCTTTGACTACAAGTACTAGGAGAGACATGAAACAAGAGACTGGAGAAACACGCGACGCAATCATTGAAGACGATGAAAAGAGAATCCAAGCGATTTTAGATGCCAATAACCATCTGAATGAACCTTATTGGATTGTCATCTTCGCAAAACCTGCCAAAGGTTGCGTAGACGGGAAACCCACTCTAATGAAGCACATCAAAGCGTACTACAAAAAGCCTATGTCCCAAGTAGGGATGATTATAGGCACGGTAGACAACTCAAAAGAGTCAATAGATTGGGAAGTAAATATGCCCCAAGCACCTTTTGATTTTGGTGCGCTTGGCGCAGAGGAATCGCATGAAGCTGTCGTAGAAACATCTTCAATCCCATGCGCATACATAACTAAATAGCGCCGCCGGCTTACGGGCGAAAGGAAACTTACACATGAGTGAAGAACCAAACGTTTCGGGCGATCAAATGGAGGCCGCCGCTCCTGTAGAGACTGAAACTTTAGCACCTGAAGAGGCTGCTACGCAAAAAGAGGAGCGTCAAGTTCCTTTGGATGCTTTGCAAGCTGAAAGGGCAGAGCGTCAGAAGCTACAAGATGAACTTAAGATGGTCAAGGACAACATGTCTTTGATGATGGCGCAATCTCAGCAAAAGAGTAGTCCAGCTCCTAAAGAGGAGCTTGATGGACTATCTGATGATGATGTTTTAACTGTGGGAGAGTTCAAAAAAGCCCTTACCGCAAAAGAGCGTCAGTACAACATGAATTTGCAAGAGATGCGAATGACTCAAAAGCATCCTGACTATCAAGAGGTCGTCGTTAAGTATTTACCCGAGGTTTTAAAACAGAATCCAAGTCTGCGGAACACTCTGGAGAGTTCAAATGATTATGAGCTTGCCTATCACTTAGCTAAGAACAGTGATGCTTATAAGGCCGACAATAAAAGACAAAAAAAGAATGCCGATGCTGAACGCATAGTTCAAAACGCTGAAAGGGCAGGAACTTTGTCTTCTGTCGGCCAAACGTCGCCTATTAGCCAAGCGAAAAGGTACAGCAAAATGTCAGATGCCGACTTTCAAAAAGAGATGAACCGTAATTTGGGATACTTTTAAGGAGTAACAAATGGCAAACATTACAACTGTTGCAGTGCTGCCACCAGCTGTTCGGGAATACTATGATAGACTTTTGTTGATGACTGCTTACCCGCAGCTTATCCATACAAAATTCGCTCAGAAACGTATTCTTCCCGAAAAGATGGGTGACACCATTGTATTTAGGCGCTACGCAAGACTTGCGACTGTGCCGATTCCATTAACAGATGGAACTACACCTCCAGGAGCTCCTCTCTCTGCTACAGATATAAAAGCAAGAGTGGATTTCTATGGAAACTTTGTGACTATCACAAACCAAGTTGAGCTTACTGTTGAGGACCGTGTTCTTAACGAGTCTTCAAGACTACTTGCTCAAAACTTGGCACAAACAATGGATGAGGTGACAAGAGACGTTCTTGCATCAACAAGTTCAGTTCTTCAGTGTGCTAACGGGGTGAACGGAAACACTCCAACAGAGCTTACCAAAGCAGATATCGATTCTGCTGTGCAAACTCTTCTAAATAACGACGCTGAGATGATCTCAGAAGTTGTTACTGGACGTGATGCATTTGGTACAGCACCTGTTCGTCCAGCTTTCTGGGCATACATTGATACTGCACTTCTAGATGATCTAGAGGCTGTTTCAAACTTCATTCACTCTGCTAATTATCCAAACCAGCAATCTGTTTTGGATGCTGAATGGGGAGCTACTGGAAACGTAAGATGGCTTTACACAAGTGTTGGAAGCGTTTCGGCTGCTGCAACACCTGTTTACAACAACTTTATTGTTGGTAAAGAGGCTTACGCTGTGGTGCACCTCAGATCAGAATCAGGTGATTTTTATGTTGAACCTCTAGGGTCTGCAGGAGCTGCTGATCCATTGCATCAAAGAGGGTCTGTCGGTTGGCAGCATCCTTTCGTTGCAAGGCTCTTAAATGATGCGTTCATGTTGAACCTTGAAGCAACCCACAGTTAAGGAGGGATAAAATGGCTCAAATAAAAAGAGTGGATTGGACTAATCCAGGCACTGCTGTTGCTCGAAATGAAGCTGTTGGGTTTGAAGTTGCCAAAGTAGAAATTTGGGATCTTACAACTCCAAACAGGTTCGAGTGGACGGCAAGTATGGCCGATGCTTCCTACTTTACACTAGGGACGTTAGCTTATACGACTACTAATGGTGTAACACCTTTGGCGCAAAATGCGACTTATGGTGCTGCTATTAGCGGATTCACGAATGCAAACCCAGGGGTCATCACAGTAAATGATACTGCGACTTTTGGATTTGCTGCAGGAGATACAATTAAAGTTGCAGGACTTGCTGATGATGGATCAGGAACCAATAGCTTGAACAATACGTTCACTGTTGCCTCCGTTACAGCAACAACTATCACTTTAGTTGAAAACACATCTGTCACAGGATACAGCGTATATGTATCAGGAGGCTTTGCAACAAGAGTTTCTGATGCTAACGGTGATCCTGTACCAACAGAGAACCAAGCAATACAAGGCGTAACCCTTGGAACTGGTTGCGTAGGGGCGAACAGTGCTTCTATGGTAGCTATTTTCTACGGCGAAGAGCCTGTAGTGTAATTAACCCACCGGGGGAGTGTTTAACTCCATTTTTCGCTCCCCCATTTTTAGGAGAATTTTATGGCAGTTCAAGCAGAGCTTAAAGAAAAGTCAAGATCAGATCTAAGTAAATTGCAAAAACTTCCTATTTTGAATACTTGCACTCAAAGTGAAAAGCTTTCAGAAAAAGAAGAAAAACACCTTCGAGAAGTAGCTGAGTACGAGTTTTACAACTCAGAAGAGCCAAGATCAGGGTTTATGCAAAAGTTTGTTTACGGAAGCACTAAACATAAAGAAACTTTTGTCCTTTTCCACGGACAGAAGTACCACCTTCCAAGATTTATTGCGCGTCACATTGAATCGTGCTCAAGCCCTATTTGGGGATGGAAGCCAGATGGAACAGGACGTATGCAAAAAACGAAATCAGGAGTGCAATCCAGATTTCAAATGAGAGAAGTATACTAAGATGGCAGATTGGACGTTAGCAGAGATAAGGTCTAAAGTAAGGCAGGTAACAGGGCGCAAGTCTTCTACTGAATTATCGATTGCTCAGTTAGATGAGTATATCAATAAATATTTTCAGTACACTTTTCCTGCTGAAGTGAAACTTGAGAGGTTTCACACGTATTATGAGTTTTTAACAGAAGCTAATGTCCAGTCCTATACGATTCCAACTGGATATGTAAACTTTGAGCCTATTGCAACAATAGATAGGCTTTCTCTTTTGTGGTATCAGGACCCTGATTCTTTTTATGAGAACAATCCTGAAAATATAGGACGACAAACCATAGGGACTGGCGATGGAGCCACTGTTACTTTTACAGGAACTGCCGGTAATTTTCCTGTTCTTCCTGGTTCTACGGTAGTCACGGACAATGTAGAGACATTTCAAGACACAAACACTACTTATACAACAGCAAATGTTACATTAGTTGGGTCTCTAGGGGGTTCAGGTACAATAAACTATGCTACAGGTGCTGTAAGTGTGACATTTGTGACAGCGCCAGCAAGTGGAGATAATGTAACTTTTTCTTACATTCAGTACCAAGCAGGAAGGCCAACAGCGGTATTACTTTATAACAATCAGTTTACCTTTTTCCCTGTTCCAGACACAGCCTATAGATTTAGATCAAAAGCCTATGCAAATACGCTTGTCACAACGGCAGCTGGTGCTAATGCTCCCTTTTTCACAGATGCAACGGATAGGCCTCTTTTAGATGAGTGGGGCCCGGCTATTGCTTATGGGGCAGCCAGAGACATTCATGCAGATCTAGGAGAAATAGAGCTCTATAGTCAGGTGACAGCGCTTTATAAAGAGCAACTTGGTTACATCTTACGAAGAACCTCTCAAAATTTATTAAACACACGGGCCAGTCCAAATTTTTAGGAGATAAAATATGCCTTTTAATAAAGCAAATCCTTCCGATACGTCGAAAATAAGAAACTTAGGGATTAATATTCGCCCTAATTGGAAGGCGATTGAGGAAGGGAGTCAAGATGACGCAAATCCTAATAAATTGAAATACTGGGCGGTTAATTTATTTTCTAGAGATGATATCCCTGACGCTCCTGGGGCAGATGCTCCTCAAGTGGATGATGGATTGGCAGTCTTTGCAAAAACAGATACTGATACAGATCTTCCTGAAATGTTTATTAGACATGAAGATTCATCAATTACTCAAATGACAAAAGGGCCCGCTAATATTGCCCCTTCTGGCTACGCGGATAACGGGGAAACGTTTCTTCCAGGTGGGTTGATTTTAAAATATGCTTTACTTCCTGTTCAAGCTAGCAATGCATTAGTTACTTTTACTTGGGCAGGTACAGGAGCGAACCAACTTGGTTTATCCTCTTTTCCTACAAATTGTTTCAATATTCAAATGACTATTTTTTCTACTGGATCAAATGGATTTGTACCAAGAATTGGAGCTTATACAAAAGATGATTTTGAATTGAGAGGAAGTAATATGGCCGCTCAGTATTTCATTACAGCAATAGGTAATTGATGTCGTATGAACCCTTTCTAATCGCACCTTATAGAGTTGGGTTAGATACAGATATTGAGCCGTGGCTTCTTCCAGAGGACGCTTTTGCTACTATTAGAAATGCTCATATCAAACATGGGGTTGTTGAAAAAAGACAAGGATATACTGTTTTTGCTGAGACAGCTGAGACGGACGCAAATTATGCAATTAGCGGTATTACTCAAGCAGATCCTGGAGTTGTAACAGTAACTTCAACAACTTCAGCAGGAACTCCTGCAAATATTACAAATGGTACAAGAGTTCAAATAAACTACGTCGTTGGAATGACGGAGGTAAATGGACAGCAATATCTTGCTGCTAATGTCACAGGAACAACTTTCGAGCTTACTGATCTCAATGGAAATAATGTAGACACTTCAGCATTTGGAGCTTATTCTTCTGCTGGGTACGTTTCTGTATTTCCAGCAAATAGAATTATGGGAATTGGGAGGTGTTACGATGCGCAGGGTAATCGTGATACTATCGTTTGGGATTCTGAAAGAAGTTATTACTACAATAAAACCAACCAGTCACTAGAACCTTTTGATTTAACGGACATCTTTGACAGTGGGGATGAAGATTATGTAGCTTGGGCTAATTGGAGTAGTGTTGCAAGTTCAGGAGCTACTCCACTAAATAGAATATATTTTACAAATGGAAAGACTGTAAATGCAGGATTAAACGGCTTACGTTTTTATGTTTGTTCAGCTTTGCCAACAGCCCCTCAAGCTGCAAGTGCCTCTTTATTTCAACCTACAATAAATAGCTCAAATACAATAGACGGCGCTCAATTTGTTTTTGTATTAAGGCAGCGCTTGCTTCTTTTAGGAACTGTAGAAGGAGGAACAAGTTATCCTCAAAGGGTTCGCTGGTGCAAAGCAAGAGACCCTGGCACTCCTGGTAGTTTTACTACCCAATGGGATGACAATATCCCTGGACTTGGTGGCTTTGTCGATGCACCAACATCTGAACACATAGTTTCTGCTCAGTACTTACAAGATGTCATCATTGTTTGGTTTACTAACTCTGTTTGGTCTCTTAGACCTACAGCAGATCCAAGACTTCCTTTTAGGTGGGATAAGTTAAATAGTTTCAGAGGGGCAGATGCCCGCATGGGAACTATAGAATTTGATCAGTATGTTTTAGGGGTGAGTAATAGAGGGATATCCATCACCGATGGAAATGAAACAAGAAGAATAGATGACAGAATTGAAGATTTTGTAACGGACAAGATAAACGGTGATGAGTTTGGGAAGACCTATGGAAATCGTAATCATCAATTGAGAAGAACTTGGATTTTATATTCTGGTCAAGAAGATGTCGAAGGTGAAGGAGAGGTTGATGCAGCTCTTATTCTAGATGATGACTCAAAAGCTTGGAGTATTTATGACATTGATATGAATGTCTTAGGTCATGGGCAAACAGGGTTAGACTTGAGGCTAAGCGATTTTCCAGATACTCCTCAGAGTGTAAATCCAAAAAATTTACCTATCTATCTGGTTGATGAAGAGTACGGCGCTGGTGAATCCACCATTCAAGATTATCATTTTGAAGCGGTTGATGAGCTGTTTCTAGGTGGTGATCTTAATGGATTTGTGTACATTATGGATGAAGGGCTTGATGACAACGGCACACCTATAACTTTCGATTTATTGACAGCTGCTTGGAACCCATATAAGGGTCAAGGGGTCGAGTGTGAGTTGGGTTACGTAGATTTTTATGTAGACACCTCCCCAAATACTAAATTTTCTGTCAGCTTCATTAAAGACAACATGGAAGCACCTTATAAAACGCAAGGTGTTGATTGCCTTCCTGATCTTAGAGAGATAGGTCCGATTCAAAATGTACAGCCAAAAAACCCGTCGACAGATGGTTATACAATAGATTCTTTCAGTCATGGCTTATCGACTGGACAGACTATTTATATGTATCAAATTGAGGGGCCTGAATTCCTTAACTCACAGGAATATGTTGTCACTGTTATTGATGAAAATACTTTTGATATAGAGCAAGACTTTTCAGGAAACGGAACCACAATTACAGCGATTACTCAAGCTAATCCAGCGGTCGTAACGGCAGCAGATCACCCTTTTGCAGATGGCATGGAAGTTGTTATTTCTGGTGGTGATATGACAGAAGTCATTGGGAATTTATATGTAGTAGCAAATGCGACTGAAGACACTTTTGAGCTTGAAGGTATCGACTCTACTGGGTTTACAGCCTACACAACCGGAGGAGTTGTTTTTCCTTACTATACGGGTGGTGGAAAGATTACCGAGCTTCCTTTTTACCAAGGAAAGATTTGGAAAAGGGTTTACGGAGGAGGCTCTGGATATTGGCATCAATTAGAGATCGTTCAAGATGAGAGCAATACTCCTTTCAAATTATATGGAATGATGCCTTGGTTCAAAAGAACGGGAGGCAGAATGATATGACGCTTCCTATTGAAATACAGCTGCCTCTTGAGAAAGCTCAGATTACTTCTGGTGAACCAGAGCAAATGATGGAATATCAGCGTGCTTTGGTTCGTAAGTTAGAAGAAATGTATAGAGATATGACTCAGGAGATTAATGGGGATTACGCTGAGGTTTCGCCTGTTTTGAAGGATACTGGATCTGATACAACTTATGGTTACGTTTCTCAAGAAGGGTGGTATTTAAGGCAAGGAATCATGGTTGACTATTGGTTTGATGTTGTGTGGGATGAAATTGAAACTGGAACTCCTGCGGGTAATCTTTATGTTGAACTTCCCTATCAAGTGTTTGATGCGGAGCAAAAACCATTTGTAGGGGTTTTACAAACAAGCACCTTGGCATATGGTACAGGACTTACAACTTTAACAATCAATGGAATTCCAGGGACATTTAGAGGGGAAATATGGGGCAGTGGCAGCTCTGCTGCAACGGCTAACGTAACCGCCAATACGGCAGCTGGACAATTGATTGGACACATTCGATACATAGGACAAGAAATTGAAAGATAAAGAAGACAAATTTGATAAGTTAAGATGGGTGAGATTGCTTTCTCCTTCTATCATTCCAAAATATTTAGTAGAACAGCTCAAGCATCGTGAATTCAGTGTTGAGAATTTCTATAAATACAACGAGCAAAATTGCTCTTTTCCTTCAAAAGATGGGATTAAAGTAAACCCTTTGAACCACATTTATGGATTGTTAGATGAAAATAATGTTGTTGTTGGTTTTCTTTGGTTCGTGGTCGATGAATTCTGTGGACATATTTTTATACATAATTTTTCTATAGACAATAAGTATTGGCACTTAGGAAAAGCTGTGGAAATTGCAGCTGATCATGTAAAAGATATTATGAAAACAGCTAAGATAAAGAAAGCATACTGGCTTACACGATATCCGAAGCACAGTGAGAGATATGGCTTCAAAAGGTCAAAGGATATCTTAATGGAGTACAAGGAGGAGAAGGTATGTCAGGATCAGGAGTAGGAAGAACATTATTTGGAGGGGTAAAGCATCAAGGCAATGTAAGTATGCTAACTCCCGAGCAGCAGCAAGCGTTATCTCAGATTGTGCCTCAAGGAGGACAACTAGCAGCTCAAAATTTTCAAAAGTTTTTAGGGCCTCAGTCACAAGAGGATATGCAATCTTTATTTCAGCAGTCTTATGTAGACCCTGCAATGATGGCCTATGAGAGAAATGTTCTGCCTGCAATACAGGAAAGGTTTGGAAATATGAACGCCTCTTCCTCATCTGCTTTAAACCAAGCTCTAGCTCAAAGCGCGTCTGATCTTTCTACTTCATTGGGTTCTCAGTTTGGACAATTTAGCCAGAACCAAAATACGCAAGCTTTGCAAGCTATGCAGCTCTTGCAGCCTTATTTAACAGGTCAAACCTTCTCACCAATGATCCAACAACAACAAGGAATATTAGGCCCTCTATTAGGAGCGGCAGGATCAGTTGGAGCTGGAATGATGATGTCTTCAAAAGAAGTTAAAGAAAATATTCGCGAATACGAAAAAGGTCTTCATGCGATTCTAAATATGGAAGTGAAGCAGTATGACTACAAAATGAAGAATCCAAATGCCAAAGACCGTGTTGGTCTGATTGCTGAAGATATGCCAAAAGAATTGACAGGTAAAAAAGATGGTATTCTGCATGTAGATCTTTATGGAGTGATTGGAGTATTGATCAATGCAGTGAAGGAACTCAGTGATAAAATAGATGTTTTGGAGGGAGAATAATGCCTCAACCTATTATTTTTCAAAGTGATAAAGGATTAAATAATGCCATTCTAGGAGTAGGAGATGCTTTTGCACAGGCCATAAATAAAAGAGGTCAAGAACAACAGCAATTAGGGGAAATGGATGCTTTGCAACAAGCTATGTCTTCTATAAACCCTGAAGATTCTTTAGTTGAGCAAATGAGTGCCTTTCAATCTGCTTTATCTCAATCAGGAAAAAGAGTGAATCCTCAGACCGCTTTGGGCTACATGAAGTTACTGGGAGAGCAATCAAAAAGAAAAAATCAAGTAGATCCTGTAAAAAGGGGACAATATAACCAAAATGCGAAATTGATAGCTTCAATCCAGGGATATGCAAGAAAAGCCAAACCTTTACTAGATGAAGCCGAAAATGTATTCAATGCTATTACTTCTGATAAGGTGCCAGGAGCGGGAGCTGGTGGAGCAGTTAGTAGATTTGGTAATTGGCTAACTGGTAAGACTCCAAAAGAAGTACAGACTTTGAAATCCATTGCAAAAAGAAGCTTGATAGATTTAGGTGATACAAAAGGGATGAGAGGATTAACGACTCCGAAATTAGCATTGTTGGAAGATAATCTCTTTAATCCTAATAAATCTATGCAAGAAAATATGGAGGCTTTCCGTTTATGGTATGATTTGGTTAAACAAGGCTCTTTATATCCTCAAGCAGTGCAACAAATTTTAGAAGAAGACCCTGCGGCTTTATATGATCCTCTGTTAGAGGATAGAGTTTCAAATTTAACTGAACAATTATCAGCTAACATGCCTTCGCCTTTTGGGCAAAAAAAAGAACAATCATTTGCTGACATTGTAAGAGAGAAGAGAAAGAAAAAATGAATGTTATGGAAGACATACCTAAACTTTTGGAAGAAGGGTATTCCCATGATGATATCTTAGAGACTCTTCAAGAAATCAGTCCTGATTTAGAAGGACAATTTAAGGATTTGCAAAAAGAAGGATTTTCTTCTCAAGATATTCTCTCTACATTTTTAGAGCTTTCTCCTGATCAACAACAACAATTTATATCACCTGAAATTGTGCAACAAGATGTTGCACAACCTCCCCAAAGAGAAGATATAAGTTTAAAGTCTGCTCCGAAAGGATTAGCTCAAGGATTTACTGATCTTTTAGATCTAGGAATGTTGCCTACCTCACTTCTTCTTGATGAAGAAGGAAGAAAGCAAGTGCAAACACCTGGTCAAGAAGCTTTAGCACGTGCTTCTTTTGACAACCCTTTTATAGATGTAGATGATGATATAGCAGCTCCTGTGATGACTCCTGGAGGGCTCAGTCAATTGAAAGAATTGCTAGGGTTTGGAGTAGAGCGTCCTTATACAGAAAATATAGTTCAAGAAATTCCTCGAAGATTGGTTAGAGGAGCACCTTTCGGAGCTACTGGAATTTTTTCTGAATTATTCGGACTGGGAGGAGCCAAAGGAGCAGAAGCCATAGGTTTTGGTGAAACAGGACAAATGATTTCGGATATTGTTGCTGGGTTTTTATCTCCTGCTGGAAAAGCGAAAAAAGCTGTAGAATCTTTGCCCAAAATAGCCCAGACGCCTTCCAAGATAGCGCAAGCTGAAATGAAGGTGCGTCCTCAACAAGTCCAAAAAGTTATCGAAGGTATTTCAGCTCAACAAATAGAAAAATTAGGCCAAACATTAGGAGAGACTGGTGAAAAACTTTACGAGCGTCTTCCTACTATAAACGCTAGAAAAATTGAGCAAGATATTATTCAGGGAGCAAAGTTAGATGAACTTAAAAAAATAGCTTCTGAAGTCCCCACAAATGAAGTTGCATGGAATAAAATTTCTGACAGTGTGGAGGGATTTGTTAAAGAGGAAAAAAAGAGGTTTAACACCCTTTATGAAGGAATTGCTAAAAGGGCTTCAGAAATAGAGGCAGTTCCTTCTCAATCATTACAAAAAGCAAAAGATTTAGAAAAAAAATTATCTTCTCCTAGAACAAAAGCTTTTGGTCAAAAACAAGTAGAAAGTGCCTTAGAAACTGCCAGGTTTGACTTGGGAGAAAGAACGACAAATAATATTAAAAAACTACTTTCTAATTTGACAGAAGGAGAAAAAAGTAAAAAGTTTGCTCAGATTTTAGGAGAAAATGATCTCAATACAACCACAGGTCTTCTAAAAAAAGCTGCTACTTATCAAGAAAAGGTAAATGTAAATGATATGATGAGATTAAAAAGGAATCTTACAAGTCTTGTCAATTATGAAGCTACTGATCCTAATATTAGAAATCTTCTTAAGAGTGTTTCCAGGGAGATTCAAAAAGATATTTTAACTTCGTTAGATAAAGCGCCAACATTGAAAAATGCTTATATACAAACGGATAAAGCTTATGGAAAATTCAGTAGAACCATAGGGCAAGAAGCTGTAGATTTTCTTAGAAAAAAAGATGCCCCTGAAGCAGCATTGACTCGTTTTTTACAAGGTTCTAATGCAAAAACAATGAAAAACCTTCTTAGAAAAGATCCAGAAGCCTTTGCTCGTTTTGAACAACAGATAGTGAAAAAGTTAGGAGAAATGTCAAACATAGAAGCAGAGAAAGCTTTTAGAGAGTTATCTCCACATTTGAGTGAAAACGCTAATAGGTCAGCGAAAAATATCTTAGAAATGGGTGATACGCTTTCTAATAAAGGTTCTAGAAATGTTCTCCAACAGAAGATCCTTAGTGATATTCAACAAGCGTCTACTAGTGGTACTCGTCCCTCCTTAACTCTTGATTTAATGAAAAATCCGAAGGGATACAACATCACCAAACAAATGCTTGAGAAAAGTCCAAAAGGAAGAAAGATTCTTAAAAATCTACAAAAACAAGCTGTACAAGATGTATTCAGCTCTTTGACTACGGATGCAGGAATCATAAAATGGGATAAAGCAAAAGACATCCTTAGAGATCCTCACGTAAGAACTATTATAAGAGATGCTGCTGGAAAAGAAGGTCTTGCTTTTGCAGATAACTTAGAAAGACTTTCTAAAAATATAAGTACCAATATTGAAAAAGCAAATATAAAAGCTCCAAAATCGCTTCGAGAGTCTATGTTTAGTGCTGCGGGTTTGACTGCAAAGTCTATGCTTGCTTCATTGCTTGGTGGAAAAGCTGGAGTATTGGCTTATCTTGGTTTTGCTGTCATGCCAAAAATAAGCAAAGAAATTTATTATAGAATGTTAATTTCTCCTACAGTGAGAAATGGGATGAAGAAGTTGGCAAATCCAGCAAGTTGGGCTCCTGCTAAAATAGGAAAAATTATTCAAGAAATAGACTCAGGTTTAGAGTCTAATCAGGAATAAGATATATCAAGAATCCAATGAGTATTCCGTACAACATCAACCTTTCTCCTTATTCCAATCTACGTAGAGATCCTTGATTTCTTTCTGCATATCTACGCGGATATCTTTAATTTCTCGTTGCATTTCGCAAAACATTTCATAGAGACGGTCGGTTCTTTTTGTTTGAGCTGCATTATCTGTGCGAATTGCTTTTATTTCCTCTTTGATCTCGTTTCGAATATTTCGAGTGAAGTACCAAAAAACAATACTTACACCTACAAGAGTATGGACATCAAAATTCTTTAGAGTTTCTAAAATTTCATTCATTTTTCTCTTCCTTCTTGCTTTCGAATTATAGCTTGTTGAAGTTTTGCTTCATCCACGAGTACCCTTCGCCCCATTTTTAAAAATACTCCGTTTCCAAAGCCATTTTCTGGTGACTCTGCTCTAAATGTTCCAAATTGCAGCTTCGGTATCTGGCCAAGTTCCCAGTTGTTTGTTTTTCTCTGCGAGACCTCTAACTGTAAAAAGGTTCTTTATCTCTGTGACGTCCTTATTTTCACTTTCTTCCATCACTTCCCTCTCCTTTCTTCAATTGCAATAAGTCTCATGCGAAATTCCATATCTTGTTTTTCGAGCCTCCCATGGAAATCTTTCATTTCGTCTTGAATAGCCCGAAGAATAGTATTCGTCTCTGTTCTGTGTGCCTCTATTTTTCCATCCATATGTCTTATGTCCGCCCTTGATTCGGATCTATTCCAAAAGAATAATCCTACAAAGGAGCCTACGAAAATTATAAATTGCATCCAGTCCATCTTTACCTCACTGATTATATGTTTCTAAAAAGTGCCTTATCGCTTGCCTTATTAATTCAGCCATTGAAATATTTCTTTTGGCAGCTTCTATTTTTACCATCTTTGCAAAAGATAATCTCACGCTGATTGGTATAATCTTAAGGGGTTCTTTTTCTTCCATAGCATAATTATATAACAAATCGTCCTTTTTTGTCTTTCTAAAGGATTTTCTTTGCATATTTCAATAAAACATTTTATAGTGCGGTCACCTACACCAAGGAGAACCACAATGGCCCGTTTAGAAAATTCTTATGCTGTTGGCGTAGGCCTTCAGCCAACTTTACCACCACCCGTTATTGCAACAGCTGCCCCTGGAGCTTCGAATATCAAGTTTCCTTTAGGGCAAGTCTGGTTAGATATCAATAATGGGCAGTCATACATTTTAAACAATATCAATAGTGGTTCTGCTACTTGGAACTTAATGGCTCCAGGAGCTTCTGATGTAGACACTGTTACTGGAGATTCAGGCGGTGCTCTTTCTCCTTCTGGAGGAAATATCACTATCGCTGGTGGTACAAATATAACAACTGTTGGTAGTGGTAGTACTATTACAGTAAACTTGGATGCTGCGATTGTACTTGCAACAAGTGTTACTGCACCTCTTTATACAGCTGGAGCCGGTGTTGATCTTGATATGACCGTCCCAACTGGACAAAACATGGTCATTAAAATGGGAGATGCTGCAGGCTCAAATAAAGTATCCTTCACAGATTCTGCGGATTCTGAAGTGGCTTTAGTTGATTCTGATGGTAATATGACTATCGACGGAAATCTGATTCTAAATACCGTAGCCACACAAATTCAAATGAATGGTGGGGCCGTGACTGATTTCATTGGTCAAGCAACTTTAGTTAGTGGAACAGTCACTATAGCAAATACCAATATTGCATCAGGAGATCGTATAATGCTAACAAGAGCTGATGCAAATAGCTCTTCTGCACTAGGAGAACTTACAATCACGGCTCAAACAGCTTCTACAAGCTTTGTGATCACTGCATTAGATCCATCTGATGGGAGCTCAACTATTACTGGGGATGTCTCAATTGTTAACTATGTGATTATCAGACAAAACTAAATCTCGAGGAACTAAATGGCACTGAAATCGAAGAATGAAGGTGTAAGAACCTTAGCGTTTGGTTCAATAAGTGGAACATACGCAGATGTTGGGGCTGTAACCGCCAATTCGGCGTGGCAGGTGACGATAAGCAATACAACAGACGTGTTGCTTATCGTCTCAAAAGACGATGGTGTTACTGATTGGCTAAGAATGCCTCCATCAACTTCTGGTGTGTGGGAATATCTCTATAAAACTGAAAATGGTCAGGTGGCTATGTTGCCTAATGGGTTGCAGTTTCAAGTAAAAGATGATGGAGATGCCGCTACAGAAGGTGAAATAAACATATCTGTGGAGTACTTAATCGCATGAGTGGAGTTTTCAGAGGAGGAGGGGGGAGCTCAATTACTGTTCCTGTAGTTCCAACAGAAGGAGGAACAGGACAGAGCACCTATACTAAAGGGGATATTCTTTATTCAGATGCCTCTAACTCTCTTGCGAAATTAGGAATTGGTCAAAATGGAGATCGTCTTTTTGTAGATAATGATGGAGTACCTGAATGGGCAACTGCTTCAAATTATACAATTTTTGAAGATGACTTCCTTTTAGGAGACGCTCCTTGGCAAAGTGCTACTACCGGTTCAGGATCTGCTGTGGCTCAAATTGCTGGTGCTTCAAATCACCCTGGAATCACAGAGTTAACGGCTGCTGGAACGGGAGCTGCTGCTCTTAGAGGAGAAAGAAGACAAGACGCTATCGCTTTTGGTGGTGGATTTCTTCGGTGGGAAGGAATCGTTAATGTTCCCACCCTCTCAGATGGTACAAACCGTTTTGATGTAACAGCTGGTTTCGGAGATGCTTTCAATTCATCTTTTCATGATAACGGGATTTATCTTTACTACCGAGACAACGTCAACAGTGGTCAGTGGGTTGGAAGAACTGAAAATAGTGGATCAGTAACAGATGTAAATTCAGCGGTAGCGGTAGTAGGGGGAACTTGGTACCTCTTGGCTATTGAAGTCAATGCAGCAGCAACAAGTGTTGAATTTTTTGTTAATGGGACATCTATCGGGACATCGGCTACCAATATTCCATCAGCTGCTGGATTACATTTTGGAATCGATGAGCAAGTAGGGACCACGGCAAGAACATTTCAAGTAGATTATTGCAGAATGTATCAAAAATTCACTACAGCGAGAACATAAAATGGCAGTAGGAAGACAAAATAGACCCTTCAAGTATGGCGCGAAAGATAGAAGAGAATTTATTGTTCAGGACTCTGAAGTCTCTCTTAGAGCGCAAAATGATGCAAGCGGAAATCCAATTTACATTGGAAGAGCTAAAGTTGGTACTCCAACTTCTGTTACAAAGTGGCAGATTCAATTCCTAACATGGGACGGTAATAATAGTGTGACATCTTTGACTTGGCCACAAAATGAAAATGGAAATGCGAGTTCTGAATATGAATTTGAGTGGGATGAGAGAACGAATTACACCTATTCGTAAGGAAAAATAATGGCAATGAAATATAACCCATATTCGGGTGAATTAGACTTAGTATTAGGTCCAGGAGAAGGAGGAGATGTAACTCTAACTCCTGATGATGGGGCTGCAATAACTGGCAGTTCAATTGATGTGTTAGGTGAGCAAGCTGGAACAGTTCCAGTTATGAGAACCAATAATACAGGCGGCCAATTATTTTGGGAAAATAGAACGTGGACTTCTCAATATGTTGTAGACTCTTCTTCTACTGTAGGTTTAAGAGGAACTTTTTCAACAATTCAAGCCGCATTAACGCAAGCTGCATCTGATGGGATGACTTTTTCAGCTCCTAGAATGATTTATGTAAGAGCTGGTACATACACAGAGGATCTTAGTATTCCAGATGGAGCTCTGATTGTTGGAGAGTGTTATCCTTATCCTTCAGGAGGAGTTATCACTCCTCATGTAACTACTATAACAGGAACTCACACTCCAGCTACAAATGGGGTATTTGGTTTTAACAATATCGCTTTTTTAAATACCACGGATGATGGAGACACCTTTTCAGGAGGTGTTATAGATATATGGTTTTTTGATAATTGCTATTTTGGAAATTCAGGTACTGGCGCATTTGTAAATGTTACGACGGATAACACAGCATTAACTTTTTCAAATTGTACTTTTGAAGGAAGCGATGCCGTTAGATTCATAGGGACGGGTACCGGCTCTTTAAAAATGTACGATTGTTATCATGAGTCACCAGCATATTTTACTTTTACTGGTGATATAACATTAAAAAATGTCAATCGCTGTGGAAAAGTAGAGGTAGGTCCAGGCACTAGTTTATCAGCATACAATTGCTCTTTTGTAGCTGGTGTGGCAGGAGCTATTATCCACAATAGTTCAATGGAGGAAGGGAATGCTGGAATATTAGCAAATTGTGTTTTCCATAATGGCGCGCCATATTCAATAGCTGCTAATACTTCTAGCTCTTCTCAAGTGTGGGAGCTTTATAATACCGTGACTGAAAATGAGGTGGGGACTGCCTTATTATTTGAAGAGGGACTTTTTTGGGTATCTGGAATAGGTACTCAAGGGAACGTAATGAGAAGTTCTCAATATGACGCTGGAACTACGTTAGATGTTAATGATTATTATGTAGGTGTAACGGATACCTCTTCAGCTAGGACATTTAATCTACCTGAAAGCAATGACAATAATGAAGATCAGGTGGTCGTTTTTAAAGATGAAAGCGGTGCTGCTGGCACAAACAATATCACTATTACCACAGCTTCTGGCACGCCGACAATTGATGGGGCAACCTCTTATACAATCGATACTAACTACGGCGCAGTAGCCATAAAATACATGGGAAGTGATGAATATGCAATTTTGTGGGAGACAAAAAATCAACCCGTAGAAGAGGCAACAGTAGCTCCAGGCTCTGCCTCGGCAATGACGTCCAACACTCCACTTAATGTAACAAGTATAGTTTTAACTCCTGGGAGATGGTGCATTTCAGCTCTCACTGAGATGGTTGGTAATCCTACGGTAACAGGTCCTCAGATAATATCTATTAGTACTACTAGTGCTACGCAAGGAACTTTAGGTGATAATAGTGTTTCCGGTGTATTTCTTGATGCCTCATTTGTTCTGGGAGTAGCAACTTTAAGTATCCCAAATTATATTTTAAATATTTCTTCTACAACGACTGTGTATTTAGTTGCCCAAAGTACTTTTTCACTTGGAGCCTTGTCTGTTTATGGAAGACTTACCGCATTTAGAATTTGAAAAGAGGTTCATTGAATGACTAGATTTGGAGTTCCTGGACAAAACATAGACACTTTATCCTACGCTGATGGAAGACTTGCAACTGTTCCCTCTGTTCAGGCCCCGAGACGCCCAACAACTGAAGATAAGAAATTTCCTTTATGGTGTGAATGGAGAGTAAATAAAGAAGCTACAGCACCTGCAGAAGAAGGAGAATTTTGGAAGCTTATTCGTTATGAGTCAAATGGTGATGCGACTTGGGTTATGTTTGGAGGAGGCGGAGGAACTGGCCCTCTTGTAAACATAGAAACAGATGATGGAGCCCCAAATGTTGTTCCAGATGGGTTTGGAGAGGTTGAGATACTCGGTGGAGCTGGTATTTCTGTTACGGGTCAAGGGCCTGGCAATACAGTCACTATCTCCATGAGTGGTGGTGGAGCTGGAATCGATAGCGTTGATGTTGATTTCAATACAGCTCCTGGAACAGATCCTGTTTTGCCAGATGGTGCTGGATTAATCACTATTTCAGGAAACACTGTAGCAAATGCGACGAATCTCAACTCTCCGATAGCGACACACTCAAGAGCTGCTAATGCGTACAATATAGAAGTACAAGTATCATCAGATAGAACGGGAGCACCAGGGAATACTAACGATGCAGGACTTTCAAGTTTTGATGATAATTCTTTTCTTGTAGATGCGGATGGGTATGTACAGTCTTTAGGAGGAATACAGCCAACTTTCTCTAATCTAGGAATCACCTATACCGTTGGAACGGGCACGTTTACCATTCATGGACATGATGGAACGGCTCTTTCTGGAAGTAACCCTGGAATTGTTTGGCTTCAAGATGCAGATAATCCAGGGCAGTTAGTCAAATATGAAGTCACAGCTAATCAAAGCTTCATTGATGACAATGGGGCCTCTGAGATAGTTAATAATCTTTTTGGATTAACAACTAGTGTTGCCTATGCATCTGATATTCCTTTCTTTATTTATGCGGTTAGAAACTCTGATCCTGGAACAAACCTAGAACCAGACATAGCATTTATGATCTCCAGAATCCCTCATCGTCAAGTAGCTCCTTCTGTAGGAAGTATTGGAGCTCCAGATGATGCAGTAGCGGATACGCAAGGGTCTTTCTTCTCTTTTGACAACATTACAGAAGCTGACTATGCTTCTCAGCCTTGTCTTTGTGTAGGGTCTTTCAGAATGCAAATGTCTGCAAGTGATGATTGGACAGTGCAAACTCTAGATGTTCAAGATGGAATAGGGGAATACCAAGAACAAAGGATTTTTACCGTCCTTCAGGCTACGTTCGGGGCGGGAACTGCCTCATATATCCAGGATAACGGAGGGACAGCTCCTACATTTACTTCTTTTAACTACACTTATAAAATACAAAAAGATGGGTATTGTTTCTCAAATTTTGTGATTTCTGGAGATGGGGGTACTGATGGAGCAGGGGCTGTTGCAACACAAGTCATAATGCCTTTCTCTTCAGCACTTGGTGGAAATTTCGGTATTATGCGTTTGGATATAGCGGGAGGTGGAACATATTGTGGGTGTGAAATAAATACTGGTGGACAAGTTTTTACTCCTAGAGATGTTCAGAATACAGTTACCACGTCAAGCCCGATTCAAAACGCAGATTTTGTGAACGGAACTCGCCAATTATCTGGTTACTTATATTACGCAATTAACACCTAGGTGGAAAAATGGATATTTATTCACAAGAAGAATTTTCCAAAAAACTAAAAAAACTCTATTGCTGGAAAAATAGATTCTCAAATGAGGCTATCCTAGAAGCTTTAATCATGAATGATGAAGAGAAGAAAAACGAAATAATTGCATTTAAAAAAGGGTGTGATGAGTTATATGAGAAAAAGATGAAGGAATATAACGCAGGGTCTCTTGATGCTAAGAAAAAAATTATTGGATCTGTTAAGAAGATGGTCTAGGAGAAAAATCATGTACATATGCATAGGGATGTTAGTCTTAGCACTCATTAGTGGTGGCTGCCAATACCTAAACAAGAAAGTTGGATTAGAAGACGACAACATTATTGAAGAAGCAGTTGAAAATAAAATAGAAGATGTGACAGGATTGGATGTAGATCTCACTCCCCATTCCGAGGAGTAGATTCCTTGTTAGTTGAGCCCTCTTCGGAGGGCTTTTTTTTTTCTATAGATGTGTTATAATGTAAATATCTAACAAGGAGTTGTCTATGACAGATATATGGATTCAAATAGTTACTATTATTGGGTCTCATTTCTTTATGCTGCTTACAGTATTTGGAATCATTTGGTGGTTCCGTAAGGAATCTCGTGAAGATTGGAAAATCATTCACCAGGAGATGAAAGAGTTTAAAGAAGCAATCAGGGCAGAGATGAAGGACTTCCACGAAAGGCTTCTTAAGATTGAAATGGAGAGAAAATAGTAAATGAGCATATTTGAACCCACAAACATAACAAAAGAAACTCAAGAAAAATTCTTTGGAAAGGGCCCTTGGTTGGAGGAGCCAGATTTTTTAGAATTCGAGCACAAAGGGGTCAAGTGTAGAATCATAAGAGTTTTAGGTTATGAAGGCTTTAATCTAGATCATTTATTTGGAGGCTATCTATGCGGATATGTGGAGATACCAGAAAGTCACCCTTTATATCAAACGAAATATAAAGATTGGGACAAACTTAGGGTTCACGGTGGACTTACATTTCATAAAGTACTGGATGAAAAAACTCATTTGATAGGTTTTGACTGTTCTCACTCTGGCGATGTGGTCCCTTCACTTGGAGATATAATGAAAAAACACAGAGAAAAGATGGAATCTATTCTTGGAAAATCAGTTTTTATCCCAGATCCTACCTATAAGACATGGGATTTTGTTGTGGGAGAAACGAAAAGCTTAGCTGAACAAGTGAAGAATCTAGAGGTGGAAAGTAATTCTAGAGTTTAAAAAAAGTCCCTTCTATACAGAATATGATTAGGATCATCTCTCCAATTCGTTCTCTGGGTAAGCCTACTCAGAGAACTTTCAGTCTTATTTTTCTTGAATTTTCTAAGTAGAAATCTAAGTAATTTTTTCATCTTTCTATTCTCCTTAGAGATTGTTTCATATAGTTTGGGGAATTCTCACTGTCACCTGAAAGATCCTTCTGTGTTGGAGTATAGAAGCTTGAATCAATAGAATTCGACCCTTTTGTGTTGACTGAGTGCCCGTACTGGTCAAGTCTATAGGTTCCAGTGGTAGAGTTGTAATCAATTACATTTGCAAAGCAAGAAGAAGTGATAACAAGTGAGAAGAGTAAATATTTTTTCACGATGATTCTTTGGTTGAGAGTTAGAAAGGATGAGACTATAGAATTACCTGAAAAAAAATGGAAGGGTTTTTTTCTATAAAAGTTATAGATTTGTGACATAATTATGATTATCAGACGTTAGATAAACTCAGATATCTCTCTCTTTATATTTTCTAAGCATTCTATATAGTCATTTTTTGAAGAGTTTTTTATATCCAAATCCTCAATTAAACCCCAAATAACTTCTATAGAATCTTGTCTGTCGTGCCAATCAATTTTATCGTGTAGTTCTTCAAGTTCATTCTTATTCATTTTTTTTCCTCTTCTCTTCAATGTTTCTTATATAAGAGACAACCTTGAGACAATGATTTTCAAGGTTAATCCCCTTTTTAATCATATGATTAATGGCAGAGGATAAATAAGCAAATTTCCTTAATACAGTCATAGGTTGAGGAAGTTTTTTTGTTCCTCCTCTTTTTCCATCTTTTGAATTGCCACCACCTCTGTAAATGGGGGTTTCCAATAAAAGTTTTGCATGCCACATGAGTTTTTCATAAGTAAGTTCGTTGATTGAGCATCCACTGATAGACGAAAAATAATCCATAGATTCTATATATTCACGTCCTGTTTCAGTGTATTTTTCTTCCATTACATCTGCTAAGGTATATAGGTCACCGTCTCGTGGGGAAAAATCTTTCACTTCCCCTAAAACCATTTCTTGGTATTTACCCCAAATGTAAGCTGTCTCGTGATCTTTGAATGAGGCGCTTAATGTTTTCATTCCTTTTAACCTCACCGTGCAATGGAATCTCTTCTCTCCATTTTTCCCAATACGTTCTCGGATCGATGCCATGTTTCTCCAGTAATTTTGATTTAAATAATAAGTATGCAGCTTGAAGATAGGTAATGTCGTCAAGAAAGGGAACGTTGTAAAGCCACATTATGCTTTTTTGTGATTCACTTGCCTTTTTTTTACTAAAAGGATCTTCTTTATATAAACGAAACTCTTCAACATCGTAACCAATTTCTTCAATAGATAATTTTTTTCTTTCAAAAGCTTCTGTTAATTTTTCTCCTTCTTTAAATTCAAAGTTTTCTCCATTTGGCAAACCACCTAATACATTGAAGTTACAAACATCATGAATTTCATCTGAAAGGTCAAAAAGTAGGCATTTTTCTTTTTGAGCATATGGGCGCACTCCCCTACCTACCATTTGACAGTAAAGAGTTTTAGATTTAGTGGGACGTGATAGAATTAAAGATTCAATACTTGGTTCATCAAATCCCTCTGTTAGAAGCTGGCAGTTGCACAAGACTTGGATCTCTCCTTGCCTGTATAGTTTCAGTATTGTTTTCCTCCATGTCTTTCCCATCCCTCCATGGATTGCAGCGGCTTTAATTCCGTGATTTAGGAATTGGTCTGCCATTTTCTCTGCATGTTCTACGTTCAAGCAGAACACTAGAGTCTTCTTACCAGGACAGCGGTTAAGGTATATGTCTAGGATAATCTCGTTACGAGCGTCTACGTCTAACTTACGCAGAATATTTGGGGCTATGTCACCCATGGAGTATTTGATTTCGTCAATCTTCTGCCGAGTTTTCACCTTGTAGCACTCTAAATCTACTAAATGTCCCTTATGTATGAGTTCCATCAGGTTAACTTGAAATGTCAGCTCCTCGTATATATCGAGTAGTGATTTGCCATCTAATCGTTCGGGTGTAGCTGTTAGACCAAGAACTTTTGCTCCTTTATCCAAATGGTACTGAATAAGGTTCTCTAGTCCCTTCGACCTACTACGGTGTGCCTCATCAATTATTAGCAGTTCAGCATTGAAGTTGCTAATCCGCTCACCCTTTTGGGCAAAAGTAGCACTCTGAACAGTCATGATGAGGTTCTTCTTGTCGTGAGGCCAATAGGACTTCTTCTTTAGGTAGATATCACACGATTTGACAACGGATCTTCCCGTTTCCTCTAACTGCTCAGTCAATTCGCGAGTAGGTGCGACAATGAGGGCTTTCTTTTGCATAGCCTTGATGACATGCCAAAGAATTACCGTCTTACCTGCCCCTGTTGGAAGTTGAACAATTTGAGAGTTTAAAGTTTTAAATTGTGCAAGGATAGTATCTACACATTCCTTTTGATAGTCTCTTAATTCAAATTTCATTTTTTTTCCTAAGGATTACCGCCGATCCCGTACGAGACCAACAAGAGTGCGTTTCTTGCTAAGCGCTAGCAGCCTAAGCGGTAAAAGTTTAGTCTAAGCCTTCAATATAAAGAATTTCGGAGAGTTCTTCTAAGAATTTCTCTTCTTGTTCTGTAATGTTTTCGTATTTTGTACGGTTTCTTATTTTATTGCGAGCATCCCATAGACTAGAGTACATATCACTCGAATGCAGAATGATTTTCATTTCTTCTCTATCTTCGTAGAAATCGCCTTCAAAAGTGATTGTTTGTTTCATTTGTAACTCCTAGGAAATTGTAAGTTGCTCCTAAGAAAACATCATACTTTTTTTTGTCAATTAAGTATAGTATTTTATTTAAAAATAAACAGTTTGATAATAATAACCACTCTTTTTATAGTCATTTTTGTGAGGAAATAACCTCACCTAAAAACAACTAAAGGAATTCAAATGGAAACTAAAATAAATCTTCACCCTATGGAACTGCAACCCGTGCTTGAAAGAACTTTTCATTATTCAACACGGCCAACACTTCTTAATTGTAGGCTTGTCTGTAAGCTATGGAAGCAAGAAGTAGATAAAACTGGGCGTGATTTAAGACCAGTTAAGAGACAGGTGTTTGAGACTCCACAAACTTTAACTTGCATTACTCAATACATGGACATAACAGACCGAGTAAGCCTGTCTTTGTCTTGCAAAGTATTGTATGGCAGAATGAATGATTTTGGGTCACTTTCAAAAGATATGGAAAAGTATAATGAGAAAAGAGAGGAAATAAGGGAAAACAAAAAAGGAAGACTTTATTATTATTATAGAAATATAAACAAACTTAATCTTCTAGCGTCTACAACATTAGGGACAGCGTTGTTTTCCGTAGAGGGGTTGTTAGCAAATATTCCAGCATCTTTTTATCAAATGTTTACCTTAAAAGATTATGTGACCACCAAGGAAAGTTATGCAAGCATAAAGAAGGTTGTAGATAAAGATAAGGAACTATTAGAGGCTCTTGGTACACTTTTTTCTTATATAGGGAAAGGGTCAAATTTACCTGACTTAGAAAAGATAGGAGAGGGGATAAAAAAAGCAAACAATGCAATAAAAAACCCTCACACAATAGAAAGGTTAGGAAAAGGCAAAATAAAAATACTGTTTGCAGATATGCAAAGTGGAGCACTAGCCAGATTTATGGTTACTAACAAATGGAAGATGTTGATAGGCGCTACTATGTTGGGTGCTATAGGATTTGGTATGTATCAAAGACAAATTGCAAAAGATGCATATCTTCCAGAATGGGATGCGAAAATGCAAGAGTATGAAAGAACTACCACAATACCCATCCCAAATGAAGTACTTAAGAAATTTGGTATTTCTAAAGAGCTTCTTCCCCCATTTCCAGTATATTGCAATTGCAGCTTTATTGATGAAAAATTAGAAATGAAATTTTTTACCAATGAAGAAGAAGAGATTGAATGTACACATGGAGGACATTTGATAAGTCTTGAAGAGTCTAAACAGGATTTACAAAATAAAGTGTGCTCAAGTACAGGACTCAAGGTATCTGAAAAGTCCCATATCCCTCTTGTGACTGTTCTTGTTGACCTGCAGCGAGAAGCAACAAAGAAAGAGATTTTATCTTAAATAAAGATTGTAACTTATCACCCCTACTGGGGTGATTTCTTTACCTGTATTTTCTAGACACTCCCGTAAAATGAGCTTTCAATTTATAAAAATATCTACCTTTTAATGGGCTCATATTTTTTGGGTGTAGATTATTAAGGTAGGCAACTTTGGCTCTTAATCTTGATACTCTCTTATTGTGAAAATACCAACTCCCCTTGTCTAAATTTATATTTCTGAAGAGAATTTTCCAGCATGCTAAAAATATGGTTTGTATAACTACTATAGATAAAAAACATTTACATAATTTTTTTTTTGGTAGATTAATGTAAACACCTCTAAGAGAGATGCTTTTTCTCAAAAATAAACTTCGAAAGACGGCATCGTATATGGTGGTAATAATTATTGCTATTGGAATAATAGAAGAGACCACGCTTAAAACATGAATAGGAAGGAATATTTGTGTTGCTAAATTATATTCTTCATCCACTATATCTTGAAGCTCTTCCTTATCCATTCTTTTCAGTTCGGGCATATCACAATAATTAACAACTCTTAAACTGGAAGGACATAACATTTCTCTTGGTGTTATGTAACTCACTTAAGTTCCCTTATGTATAAGGTACAACACCTTAATAAGGTTGTCTTTAAGAGAAGAGATCTCTTTGGTCAGTTCACCATGTCTTTTAAAGAGACCTCTTCTAACGTTGTTTAATTGTTTGTTTGTTTTCTCAAGCTTAAATGTAAGCTGTTCGGTTTCTTGAAAAAATGTCAGCTGCTTCATGTTTTTTCCTTTGTTATTCTCCAGGTAGTAATTGATGACTTTCTATAAGGCTCAAGATCAATCACTTTTATCTCTGGAATTTGATTATAATCGATATTCCCCTTCCGAATAGTTCTAAGCGCTTTCACTCCCGCTCCTTTCGAACTCTTATTATTGGTCAGAGCAATTAAACGCTCTCGGGCTTCTTTTTCTTTGTCTTTGAGTATTTTTAGTTGCTCATTAACCTCTATCCAAGCTTCAGCGCTTTGCTTCCACTCGTCTGATTGCTGATTGATTAAGTCTCTATCGCTTAGCTCAGGCGATTGAAATTCTCTAAGGCACTTCATAAAAGCCTCTTCTTTCTTAATCATTTTCTTTATGTAGGCTTCGTCCATCTCGACCTCAATTAAGTAGAAGGAATCTTCTCGAAAAGAAAAATAGTGTATCTTATTTAAACCTAATACAGCAAGTTGATGTTGAAGTTGAGCATAATATTTAGGAGGAATCTTACCCTCCGCTGCCAATGCATGGTCTTTTTCTCCTGGACATTTGATCTCTACAGCAACTCCCCTCTCTTGATTGTATCCATCCAAAGAAGCCATCATCCAGTCTCTTTCAGGATGAAAAACGACCTTGGGTTCAATATTTATACCAGTGTGTTTTATGTAAGCATCTCGTGCGATAGGTTCCATTTCATGACCACGTCGCATTGCATGATTTTGATCTTCTTGAGACACAAGGTCTAACTTTTGTTGCCATAGTTGGTAGGGCGTCTTCCATGGAGACTCCCCCATAATGATAGGGGCATCACTTGCCCCTATCTTAGATTTTCTCATCTCTAGCCATTCAGGTGTATTCTGTTGCATAACTTCTCCCTTTTGTATTCTTCTTCAAAACTTTTAAAAATTTTTTTATAATCAACACATTCTTGACAAATATATTCGTATTTATCTGTTAAATCAGCACATTCTATTTTATCTTTATACTCGTCGCAACAACCACATATAAACATATTATTCTCCCATTGCTTGTTGTTCTTCTTCACCAAAGACTAAAGGCTCATACTGTGCTTTTGCTTTAGGAAGTACTTTATCAAATAGATCACGTGGTATTTCATCTAAATTCTCCACTCCGTATTCTTGAAGAAGATAGTTAGTGATGTTTTGTTTTAGAGCTTCATTTGTTGAAAGGTATTGCTCAAGTTCTTTCACTTCTTGTGCGGTGACGCTCTCTTCTTTTTTCTCTACAACTTCAGGAACCACACTTATCTCTCCCTGAACATAACAACCTTGGATAACATCCGGGAAAAGTTGACGAGCAAGTCTACTCAATGCCCTTGCAAATAGCATATCTTTTGGATATTTAAGCCATTGATTACGATAGATCCCAGCACGTTTCGCATCTTCAATAGAAAATGACTCTGTCCAGGTATCATTATTATCTGCCCTCTTTCCATGCAAAATACAGATTGTATCATCTGACTTTCTATCTTTAGTGATGGAATGCTTATTCAAACGAATCAACTCATTCATCATGGCGGATGACATCTCTACTTTGCCTTGTACAAAGTACATACCTCCATTTAGAGCTTTCAATGGATGAATGCCAAGTGCTTTTGCTTTTTGTACAATTGCGAAAATACCTTCATTACCTATCTTTTGATAATGCTGCGTTTTTAGTAACTCTTTGCATACTTGTATAGTATCTTGGATATCTACAACGATCTCTTTGTTTTCTTTCATATTATTCTCCTATTACTTGTTTCTGCATATCAACATACCATTCCAATATAGGATGGGGTTTCTTTGCGATTTTCAATTCATTTAATGTGTATTCAACTTTGTGAATATGACAAAGTTCTTCCAAACAATGTTCAAGTTTCTTTGTGTTTCCATCGATATATATGGCTTCTACAATTCCTTGTAGATAGTCTTGAGTATCTGGATCGGAATCACATTCCTGTGTGTCCGCAAACATATCTTCGTGATAATAATTCATGTTGGTTCTCCTCGTGTATTGTTCGCAATTCCTTGCGTTCACAAACATTATCTAACAAAGCATACATTTATGTCAACACATAGTCCTAGCTTAAAAAGATTAGCTTTGCGAAACTATCGGTGAAATCCTAAAAAAATGGAGGAAATGTATGGATTTAGACGAATATCTTTGGAAATACAAACTGAAGATGAATAAATTAGCCAAAGACGTGGAAGTTTCACAACCTTCTATATCTTCAATAAAAAGCAAAAGAACATCCCCTTCTTTGCTTACTGCGCTCAAATTGTATCATATTTCAAAAGGTAAGATTAATTTAGAGCATCTTTTGACCAAAGAACAATCAGCCCTATATGAAAAATGGAAAGATTCATTAGGTGAAAAAAAGACGACCGCAGGCCTTCCTAAAGCATGGAAAAATACTTCTGACCTGGATGAATTAGACAAAGATCCTGAGTTTCAGGAGTTCAAAGAGAAGTACACTTCTCAAATCATTTCTTAACTCAAATTCTTTAAAAGAGTATAAAAAAGACCGCCCCAGAACCACTAGAGCGGTCACCTACACACGAGGAGTCCCGTAGAAGGACTCTTTTTGTAGACACGGCAATTTACATTGACGTGAAAGATAGTTTATTTAAAACTATACCACAAGTGAAAAAAAGGGCCACCACGCCCTTGATTTCCGATTATCAACCCTAAACCGGAGACAGGTTGCAATCATGAAAGAATATACAAGATTCGTTCTTTTTTGTCATAGCCTTGTTCTCCAAGGAGTAAAAAATGGCAAATATCCATAAAGTAAAGATTCAAAAAGAATTCTGCGTCACTTTCAATCAATCAGCTCAAGACCCAAATCTAAGCTTCGCTGCCAAAGGATTGCTCTGGTACTTGCAATCACTTCCAGATGATTGGGAGATCAAAAGATCTCATCTTTGCGATGTGTACAAAGGAGATACGAGAGGTAATGGAAAAGAGGCGATAGATCGAATGATGAATGAGCTCATAGAATCTCAATATATCGTATATGTAAGAACTCGCAATGAACAAGGTCGATGGGTTCATAGATATGACGCCTACCCAATTCCCCTTCCTGAGTTTCAAAAAATGTTTCCAGAACAGGTTAAACCCAGTATGGATTCACCAGAGCCGGTTAAACCGGCTACGGTAAACCCGTCTCTAATACAAAGAACACAGTTAACAAAGAACACAAAGACAAAGAAAGAAGAACAAGAGTCGCAGACCGCTGACGCGGCGCAGCGACTTGCGCGCTTCCTCTTTTCGAAGATCAAGGAACTAGACCCCAAGGCAAAAGAACCCTCTCTTGACAAGTGGGTGCCAGATATCGAGAAACTCATTCGCCTGGACGGAAGAGATGAGGAGGAAATCTCCGCTGTTATCTCCTGGGCCTTTGAAGATGGATTCTGGAGCAAAAACATCTTGAGCGGAAGGAAACTCCGCGAAAAGTTCGAAAAGCTTGTCATCAGCAAGAAAGCTGCCAAGAGAACGAAAAGACAAATAGAGGAAGAGGCCACTGACAAAAAACAAGCAATCATTCAAGAGAATCAGATGTGGGCACACGAATGGCTGCATACTTACAAACCAGGGAATATGAAGATTTTTGCCAACAGAATTGTGATTTCTACTCCTAAAGGAGATGCGCCGATAGGATTCTTGGAGGATGATTTTAAAAAAACTATTGTATATTGGACTAAAAATCAGTACCCTATGCAGAGAGGGTAGGATGATAGAAGCGATTACAAAATCACTGCAGGAATTTACTATTGACTTGCAGGACAAGGGATTTAGTGAAGTGGTCAGTGGCGCAAGAAAATCGGTGGGGCTGGCTCAATATAAAACCGCAGAATACCTTAGGATGCCCCTAGCACGCCTCAAATTGCTAGAACAAGGGAAATTTAAGACAAACCCCACGGATGACGAGTTAAGGCGTCTGAGCGGCTTCTATGGCGTTCCTGAGAGTTTGTTAGAAGAAAAGGCAAAAAAACAACTCGCAGAAAAGAAAGGCTTGCGGTAATGGTTCTTGTCAAATGCATCCGATGCAAAAAAGAAAAGGATTCCACTTTTGACTTTGGATGGACGAAAAATGATCTAAGGCAAAAGTATTGTAAGGAATGTTCGAACAACTATGCGAAGCAATGGTATCATAAAAAAAAGAACAAAAACATTGTGAAAACAGCATGAAAGAGATGTTTTTCATGATTCCAGGGGCACCAATCGCAAAGAAAAGGCCAAGATTTTCGTTTTCCTTTAAGAAGCAAAGGGTTTACGATGCTCAAAAAGAAGAGGGAATATTCGCAAGGCAAATGCTAAAAGCGCAAATGATTGAGAATTTATGTTATAGCTTTATTGAGTGTCCAGTTGATGTAAAAATGACTTTCTATACCCCTATCCCGAAATCATGGAGCAAAAAAAAGAGAGAGTCCAGAAATCTGCAACCTGATCCTAGAAGGCCCGATTTGGACAATTACGAAAAGTTTTATGCGGACGCAATGAATTTATCAGTTTTGAAAGATGATAGTCAGATCGTCTCTACACAATGTAAGAAATTATTTTCAATTAATCCTCGAACTGAGATAGTTGTGAGAAAATACCCTTTAGGTGACTGATGGAATGCATTGAATGGAAAGCATATGAAAAAGGTCTTTTAAGAGGTTTCGCTGACATTAATGTGGAAAAGTGGGGAATTATCTTAAAGGGCTGCAAAATGTTCATGAAGGACGGAAAGCGTTGGGTGACTCCTCCGTCTACAGAATTCACAAATGAAAAGGGTGAGAAGAAATATAATCCAAGCCTTAAATTTATAGATCCTGAATTTGTTAAAGCATTCTCAGAAAAAGCAGTGAAAGCTATCGAAACTTATTGCAAACAACCAGAAGACAAAGAAGATGTTGCGAACGACTTACCATTCTAAAAAGGAGAACATATGCAATTTAGATTACAAATCACTTACTTCGATAAAGATGACAAAACAGTTAACCTCATCCTAAAAAAAGAAGAGTTACCAGATTTCTTTAGAAAACTTAAAGAAAAAGAACCATACCTAAATGAAAACACAAATGTTGGGTTTTGGACAGGAATGGAAAACATTCGTCATATTATTATCACTCCACAAAGAGAAGAGAATATTGCAAAGGAAATTGAAGAAAGTTCAGAAGATAGTGAATCTGTACAGAATGGAAATGAAAATACTGAATAACGAAAGAAAATTACTAAAAGATAGAGAAGACCAATGTTTTCGAAGATTTTTAAGTAGACTCGACATTATTCACAACTCTGATAAATATTTGAATGACTATGAAATGGAAAACTGAAACTAAAAAAATACAGGATTTGGAATTTTATGATAAAAATCCACGAACTATCAACGAAACCAATGCAGAAGACTTACGAAATTCAATCGAAAGATTTGGTCTTTGTGAACTCATTGTTGTCAACACAAACAATGTTATCATTGGAGGACATCAAAGAGTTCGAATTATGCGAGAGCTTGGTTATACGGAAGCCGAAGTACTGGTGCCCGATAGTGAGCTTACAGAAAAAGAAGTCTCGGAACTCAATATCAGACTTAATAAAATTGATGGTGATTGGGACGATGACATTCTTGCTAATCTATGGGATCCGAGCGATCTTATAGAGTTTGGGTTTACTGCCGATGATTTAGGAATTGACTTGGCCACTAAAAAAGAAAAAAAGAAGAAGATAAAACTTACTCTAGAGTTCATAGATCAAAACGATCTACAAGAAGCCCTTCCGAAACTTCAGCCTATTATGGAGAGTTTAGACAACTGTAAATTCAAAGTGTCAATGTGATGAAGCAGGTAGGAGAGAAGGTAAGATACAGAGACCTTAAATATCATGATAATGGGTGGTGTTGTCCGAAAGATGGGCTTCCTCTTCCTTATGATATGTTAGAATTACAAGTCAAAACATGGTATGGAAAGAGAACTATACCTGGTTGGTGGACGGGGAGTCAGTGGTACTCTATCCGAACAGGCAACCTGGAGAAAATATACCGTTGGAGAAGAGATGAAGAAAGACACGAAGCCACGTAAAAGCAAATTTGCTCCAAAGAATCCTAAAAATGGCCACTCAACGAAAAGCAAAAGGCCAGTTGGACGTCCTAGAATTGAACTTGATGAAGAACAGATATTAAAGCTTGCTCAGGGTGGTATGACTGATGAAGAGATGAGCAACTTCTTTGACGTATCTCGCGATACAATACAAAATTTTCGGGCTGTAATAAAGCAAGGGCGTTCCAACTTATCACAATCTATCAAAAGAACGCAATTACAAGTAGCTTTACAAGAAAGAGATAAAACTATGCTTATTTGGGTGGGTAAACAGTATTGCGGTCAGAAGGATAAGGCTTTCAATGAGATAGAAGGCAAAGGTATTGCGCCAGCTCAACAAATCATTTACTATGGAAAGGATGAGCCTAAAACATGGAGTGAAGAGAATGGGTGAAGAGGAAAACCCTATGGGTGAATATGAGTGTGAGTTCGGATCTCTACACCCTGTCAGGTTTCTTTCTCGCGAGCAAGTAACTATTTATGACTCTGAAGGAAACGAGATAACCCCCAAATGCTCACTATGCGGATCAGAAGAAGGAATAACTACTCTATGTTTTAAAACTACACAAATGAACCTTTGTTCTAACTGTGCTTATCCTGACGTAGAGCCGCTTTTTATTGTTTGGGACCCAAAGAAAGAAGATGAACATAGAGAAGATGATGTTAGGCTAGGCGACGCCTGAGTATGACAATTAGGAGCGAAGAGAATGGAAAAGACATTGACTAAAGAAAGAATAGAAAACATGGACCGCGCACTTTTATTTCAAGCACTCGTGGGTACCCTCGGTCTTGAGAAAGTAGTAGACATCTTCACCTATTACAAAATTCTGAAAGAACAAATTGACAAAAGAGAAGAGTAGATTTACTTACCCCTTCTTTCCTCAATGGCAATAAGTCTGCCGTGAAAGTCTTTCATCTCTTTATACATTTCATCTTTGAAATTATCTATTTTAGAGCCCAACCAAAACATAGGAGCTAAGAATAATCCTAAGATAGTAGCGATTCCTCCTATAATTCCAAATATTTCTAGTACTTGTATCCATTCCATTACTTATTTCTCCTTTCCTCTATAGCACACATACGACCGTGGAAATCTTTCATCTCGTCTTGGATAGCTTTCAAAGTCTCATTCATTTTATCCATACTTTTTGTAAGTTTACTATCCATATGGATATAGAGTGGTACAGTTGAGCCCACGATTGTGGCCAAAACAATGATTAATTCAATTATTACTTGCCATTCCATAATCATTCCTCCTTGTTAGCTCTTTCATTATACCAAGTCTTAGGGTATAAATCCATTCGCCCACCTTTCAAACAAAACGACTACTAATTAAAAATTTAATTCTGTAAAGTATTCTGTGTGAGGATTCCAGACTTTGAACCAAGAGAATACCAACTTAATCTACTTAGGGCTATGGACAGTGGTCTTAAGCGTGCCGTTATGGTATGGCATCGTCGTGCTGGCAAGGAAATTGTTTGCTTTAATTACATGATACGCCAAGCGTGGTGGCATAGAGTCGGTACATATGTGTACTTCTTTCCAACTTCAACACTCGGGCGGCGTATTCTTTGGGATGGACACGATAAAGACGGAAAAAAACTTTTAAGCTATATACCAGAAGAAATCATTGAAGGGTCACCCAACAATGTTGAAATGAAGGTGAAACTTAAAAATGGCAGTGTCATCCAAATCGTCGGCTCTGATCAAATCATCAATGTTGGGATTAACCCTATTGGGTGTGTCTTCTCGGAGTTTTCTATCCAAGATCCCAAGTGTTGGACTTTTATTCGCCCGATTCTTAGAGAAAATGGTGGGTGGGCTATTTTCAACTTCACGCCGCGTGGTAAAAACCACGCATACGAGCTTTTCCTCATGGCCAAGCACAATCCGGATTGGTTCGCAGAAAGCTTATCTATTGAAAAAACAGGTGTTCTTACTGACCAAGATATGGAAGAAGAGCGGAAAGAGGGGATGTCTGAAGACCTCATTCAACAAGAATACTACTGTTCATTTGATCAAGGTGCCGAGGGTGCTTATTATGGAAAATACTTAAGGGAGCTTCAAAACAATGGCAGACTTACGAACGTGCCTTATGACCCAAATTGTAGTGTTGATACTTATTGGGATCTTGGCGTTTCAGATGAGACAGTTATCTTATTCGCTCAGAACATCGGGCAAGAGATCCACATCATTGATATGTATCGAAATGAAGGGGAAGGACTTAACCATTACGCCAAATGGTTGCAGGATAGAAGTGAAAAATACAACTACGTCTATGGAAGCCACTTCGCCCCTCACGATATCCAAGTAAGAGAGCTTGGATCAGGAGCACAAACAAGACTGCAAATAGCTAAGGGTCTTGGTATAAATTTTAAAATAGTGCCTAATATCTCCATTCAAGACGGAATAGAGCTTGCAAGGGGGATTTTCCCAAGAGTCTGGATTGATGAAGAAAAGTGCAATTTTTTAGTGAAATGTCTTGAGAATTACCACAAGCGATTCAATGAGAGGCTAAACGTCTACAGCGACAAGCCAGAACACGATTGGTCCTCACATTGTAGTGACGCGTACCGCTATATGGCCATTATGCAAAACAAGTCGAGAAATAATCATATGAGCGCAGAAGAAGCAAACGATATGGAAAGGAATTATAGTCCTAGGTACAGAGGAGCATCTCGGCAAGATATGTTCACAAGTTATCATTGAGGAATGGAAAGGATCGGAAAGGAATGGTTTTGTTTTTTTATAAAGAAGGTGTTGGATGATTTCAAAAGAACAATTTAAAAAAGGATTAAGAAGCCCATCTGAAATCGAATTAGATGAAGTCGAGGAAATAATGCAGATACTAACGGTCCACTATGAAAAAATTTCTAAAAGATTTTTGAAAAATAATGATCTGGATGATGCGAAATTTGGGATGGTAGAGGGAATGATGAGGTTTGTGCAAAAGATGATATTTTCCCTTTCAGATGGAGAAAAATCGGATGTCTCAATAAATCGCGTTGAAATGTTTGTGAATTCCATTAAATACTCCGTGAATAGAGAGAAAAGCACTCTTGACACAGAATTCAAGAAAAATTTATAAGTAAGACCTCCATCATGGAGTTTTGGTTGTACCTTGGCTAAGTTTCTAAATTTTCTTGGCCAAGGTTTTTTTTATGTCTTCTATTAAAAATATTTCTGTGTAAAAATCAAAAAAAAGAGGTACGAATGCCTAAAAAAGGTGTGAAATTAAAGCCTGGTAGCCTAAAAGGCGGTAAAAATGAACCTGCGTCGAAAGCAAAGCTTGGAAGCGGGGGAAGGTTTAGTGCTTTAAAAGGAAAGCTATCAAAAAAAGGGGTTAAGAACCCGAGTGCCTTAGCAGCTGCAATTGGAAAAGCTAAATATGGAGCTAAGAAAATGCGACAAATGGCTGCCAAAGGTAAGAAATAAATTTAAGCCCTGAACCACCTATCACGCAAGTGATAGTAGGGTAACCTACACGCGAGGCTTGGACTGATCATCCATTCTTAGGCCGCTATCCTGGGGGCCTCGCACTTTCTCTTAAGCGGAAGAGGCTAACTGCTAAGAAGAGTGCGATGTCCCAAGATTTAGAGATAATTTCTCAATTCGACGAATATTATAACGAAGCATACACCGCATGGGATCCGTACTTACCTCTTGCTGACCGAGATCTTCGGTTTTATTTGGGAGATCAGTGGGACGAGATGGAAAAACGTCAACTCTTTCAAGAGGGACGCTCAACTTTTGTCTTTAACCGTATCCGTAGAACAATCCAAATGGTCACAGGCTATCAACGAAAGCATAGGCTTTCTTCTGTTGTCGTTCCTGTAGAAAATTCCGACCAAAAAACAGCCGACCAACTCTCAAAACTTCTCCTCTATGTAATGAATTATGGAGAAGGCTATCAGGAAATTAGCAATTGCTTCGCAGGAGCTCTAAAAACAGGCTGGAACTTGATGTCTTTGTGGATGGATTACCGCGATGATCCAATAAACGGAGATGTTCGTTTCTCAAGAGAGCCCTACAACGGGTTTATTTTAGATCCATACATTACAAGGCTTGATTTTTCAGACTGTGGATATCTTCTAAGAAGAAAGTTCTTATCCAGAGAACATGTTGCTTCTCTTTTGCCTGGTCAGGAAAAGGAAGTTTTTGATCTTCATAGAGAAGGGTGGGCAAGAGACGATAAGTTTACTTGGCTACCCTATCAGAATATGCCAACAGGCTACGAGCTGATGGCTTATAACGAAATGTACACACAAAAGTGGAAAAACGTTCCCTTCCTTGTAGATATGGAAACAGGGGAAAGTACCGAGTTTGATCAGCAAGACACAACAATTAAGAGCTTCATCTCTCAATACCCTCAACTAAAAATTGTAAAGCGTCCAAAGCGTTACATAGAGACAAACATCATTGTAAATGACCAAGTAATGAGAACAGAGATCAACCCCTATGGTCTTAATGAGTATCCATTTGTGCCGTTCACGGCTATCTTTGAGCCTGAATCTGATCAGTGGGGTCTTAAGGTTCAATCTTTAATTCGCTGCATGGTTGATCCTCAAAGAGAAGCTAATAGACGTCGTTCTCAGATGGTGGATATCCTGGATTCTCAAATTAATTCTGGATGGATAGCAAAAGAGAACAGCGTTGTTAACCCAAGATCTCTTTTTCAATCCTCTCAAGGTAAAGTGATTTGGAAAAGAGAAGATGCGCCTCCAGACGCCCTTGAGAAAGTGCCACCCGCTCAAGTGCCTCCTTCTATGTTCCAGCTTCAAGAGCTGTTTGATAGGGACATTATAGAGATTGCAGGTGTGAATGATGCAGCTTTCGGCT